GTCGTAACCGCGGTACACGCCACCAACACCGGCCCCCTTGTACATCAGCGGAACGTCGGTCTGATGGCCGCCCTGGACGACACGCTTGTTGCCGCGCAGGAGACGGAAGGTGAGGGGGTTGTCGCCGTAGATCACGTCCTGGATGTCAGGCATGATGTGACGACGGGACAGAGCGGTGATGGTGTCAACACCGATCGGAGTAGCCATGATGATTGCTCCCTGTTGGGGGTTGGATTGGGTTTGATGGTGTTGAGCGGAGGGTGGGGAACTGGGTGGTGCTGGGGGTGTTACTGGCCGGCGATGGCGGCAGCGACATCACTCGCGAGTGCAGCGCGCCGCTGGTCCGGGGGAAGGGTCTGAGGGGCAGGCTGCTGGACCTGACCAATCGCACCGCGGCTACCCGAGAGGGAAGCTGCGGCTTCACGACGGGCCGCGATGTCAGCGGAGGTTTCGGCGTGGGTCTGGATGGCTGCCTGCTGCACGCGATCGCGGTAGGCCGGGTCAGACCACATGGCAGTCGTGAGGGCATCGTTCATCGCTGCCCGCATGTCGCCGTTGTGCTCACGGAGCAATCCCACGATGGAGTTCATCGACGCGGCACGGTTGGCGAGGTAGTGAAGATCAACATCGGTGAAGTCCGGGTGATCCTGGGCGAACTGGTCGCGACCGGCCTGGATGGCTGCGTTCTGCTGGGCCTCGCGTTCACGGGCCTGCGCCACAAGCTGCTCCTGCTGGAACGCGGTGTTGCGGGCAATTTCAGCCTGCAACATCGCGGTCTGCTGGGCCTGAGCGGCGAGAAAGTTGCCGAGTTCCGGGGCCAGTTCAGCGAGAGGGCCAACAACCGCCGCGGGATCGAATGTCTGCGGTGCGAAAGGCTGTGGAGTTGCCGGCGCGATTGGCTGCGGGTAACCCTGCTGCGGGATCGGCTGGTACGGGGCAACCGGCTGAGGCTGCGGGTACGGCTGAGGGATCGCGCCGGGGTAGACCGGTGCACCAGGCTGACCCACGGGCTGCGTGTACGGGGGCTGCGGGGGTGCGTAGGTGGGCTGGGGAGAAACCCCTGGCCCCTGGGCCGTGTAGCCAGGGGCCAGGGTTCCGCTGCCGCTCGCGGCGGGCTGGTTCGCGAGTGCGCGCTCGACGGCTGCGACTTCCGCGGGGGAGAGAGACTGGACCCAGTTGATGATCCCTGCGGCCTCGGCCCTGTCCACGACCACACCGCCACCAAGGTCGATGAGGTTGGCCGTGGGGTCGGGAGGTGTGGCGGAAGCGTCAGGGTCCGCGAGTGCTTCAGCGGCGATCTGTTCCGGGGTCGCGTCGGGAATCCCGTCGTCGTCAACCGGTGCGGTGGCGGCAGGGTCAACGGGCGGGAGAGGCGCATCGACGTAGGGGGCGACAGGATCAGCGGGCGAGTCGGCGGCGGGGTCGTCGTCGGGCTTCACTCCACCCATCGCGGTGAACACCGCTTCAAGCTGCGCTTCCAGATCATCAGCGGCGATGATCGGTTCGGCGGGCGCGTCGGGCGCGACGGAAGGGGTGGAGTTCTGAGCCTGGTTGATGGCGTCGGTAAAGGACATGAGCGGATGCCTTACTGGTTGAGCATCCGACGAAGTTCATCGCCGGGGATGCTGGGACGTTGGGCCATGCCGGCTGGCGGACCCATTGGTGAGCCGGGTGGAGGTGGGCCACCCATCGGCGGGCCAGGAGGACCACCCATGCCGGGAGGTGGCCCACCCATCGGAAGCGCGGACTGACCGGAGGCGGATGCCTGGTCTTCAGGGGCGCGAAGTTTCTGGATGATCTGCGTCTCGACGTTGATGATGAATTCCAGGTCGGCGTCGGGCATGACCTTCATGTCAGCGAAGTTGCGGAGTTCCTTCTGCAACGCTTCACCGAAGGTGTTTGTCTGTCGGGTGCCGACCATGGGTTCGATCCAGTCGAGAGGGGGAGGGGTGGAAGCTGGGTGCTAGATCAGCTTCAGCGGATCGTCAGGTCACGGCTGTTGTTGCTGCCCTTGACCTTCGCGGCCTCGTTGGTGCCGTAGCGCGACCCGGCAGTGTGGCCGACCTTCTTGATGTCGCCCTTGCCGGAAGTCTTGATGGGGTTGGAAGCCATGATGCGTGACCCTTTCGCGGGTGGAGATTCTGACCGTTGAGTTGGATCGTATTTGGTTGATGGTGGGTACGACAAGAGGCTGGCATACAAACCAATCGGTATGGTTCGCACGCCAGCCTCTTGCTGGTATCCAGATTTTGAACGTCAGGTGTGGGCCTGAAGTCAGGGAGTCGGATCAGTCGGCACCTCCTTCTTCGCCGGCTTCAAGGAACGGTCGTTCACCAGGGGATGAATTCGCGTTCACACAACCCTCACCGTGGCCGCGCTTGTCGGTGTAGGGAAGGGGATGGTCGTAGGGGGTGTCGCTGAAGATGTCGTGGGAGTTGACAGGTCCGCGGGGGTCATTCATTGGATGCTCCTAGTGCCGCGCTGCTGCGCGTTGGGTTGGTGGTTGACCGAAGGTGCCGGCCTGCTTTTGCTGCTCCATGACCCTCTTGGCGACGTTCTGCCAGTTCGGGAAGGAATGGGTTTCGAGTAGTGCTTCGATGTCGATTGCGCCGAGTGCGAACAACGCGTCAGCTTCACCGATCCGCTGACCGCGGGACTGACTTGTCGCTTCACCGGCGTCAATGAGTAGCTGGTATCTCATCGGGGTTCGGCCCTGCTCGGATGGCAGGTAGAAATGCTGGGAGCGAAGATGGAGGGAAGTCTTTTCGCCGCTCGGCCCCATGAAGCTCACCATGCGCGGTGCGTCATAAAACTCCACGATCATCGAGGCCATCTTTTCGCCACCAGACCCAATACACCGCGACAGGTTGCGGGTGTTCTTGCGGAGGCGCACGAACGCCGCCTCCTGAACACTGTCAATCACACCCTGCGCGTTGCGGCCCGATGGACTGGCACCACGCACCACCGCCGACAACCCACTGATACGTTCAATCTCACCAGTGAAGAACCGAATCAAGTCCATTGCCATGCCAGGCGCGATCGCGGGCGGGGTCATCCAGTCAACCGACCCGCCACTGTTGACCGGCAGCCGTGCACCGGGCTTGTTGGTGACGAGGGTGCGCGACAATCCGGCCCGCACATCTTCCTTCAGCACCGGGTTGCCCATAAGCCAGATGTTGTGTTCGATCGCGCCGAGTAGGTAGTTGATGGACCGTTGCATGGGGATGAGGGTTTCAGTCAGCGACGGACCGTAGAACTCACCTGTCTCGGTTGCGACGTACCGGTCGTAGGGGTGCTGCCCATGCGACCACAGTTCGCTTCCCATCTTGTCCAGTAGCACCTTGTTTCCCGCGACAACCACACACCGCCAGCCGTCATAAGTCCGGTCGCCGTGAGTCACCGGGGTTCGCAACCATGCTTCAAACACGGTCACCCCCGGATCGTCGGTCACATCAGGAGTGTTGCCGGTGCCGCCTGGTGGACCGTAGTTCGGGATGGTGGCTGGTGCGAGCGCGCCAGGGTTGGACATGGCCTTGCCAGCGGTACCGGCGAACGCGGCGTCGTACTTGGATGTTGCGTTGTCGGTTTGCTCGTTCCATCCGTAACCCCCAATACGTCGAGTCGCGCCAGGGAACCGTCGTTCCAATTCCTGCATGGAGATGGTGCGCGCTTCGATGAAGAAGTTCGCGGACTCCATGTCGGATGCTTCAGGATCGACGTACAGGGTGTACGGGTCGATGGAAGTGACCCGCGCGTTGCCGAACCCGGAACTCGCACTCCCATCCCACACCGTCTTCGTGAACCCAATCCCATACAAAAACCCGTTCCACACCAGCTTCTCAATCTCGGCGTCGGTCTTATCGACCTGCCAGGATGCGCGGATGGTGTACTTCAGGTCGTTCGCAAGCTGCGACGCCATCGCGTACCACGGGTTGTTGGGTTGAAGCGCGGGCGTGCAGTCGAACGTCGGTTGCTGATCGGTCACCCATCCAACCAACGTGTCTAGCGTGGCGAAGATTTCGGAGACGTGGGGCGCGGGGAGATGGGGGGCGCGCTGCTTTGACCACTGTGGCCGAAAGCACGCCTTGTAGTTCTTGTCCCATTGCTGCGTGATGGAGCGCCGCTTGTGCCGGGCACGCATGAACATGGTGCGGACAGCGTTGGTGAGTTGCGCTTCGATTTCGGGGGAGAGATTGGGGAGGCGCGAAATGGGCGGTGGGGTGGCTGAGGACACCTTGTCGCCGGGATCGAGGGGCGTGGCGATGCCTGCGCCGCCGCCTCCCGCCACGCCATCCGCCCCTACCTGTGCCCCCGTGCCGGCGTCGAGGGCCTTAGGGCGCGTATACCGGGGAGTGGCAGGGTTCGCGGGCTGGTCGGGGGGTGCCTGGAAGGTGGCTGCCATGCGTCTCAGTCTGGATAGGCGACGGTGGGTCTGCCGCTATCGTGCCGCGCACGGTTGTCGTTGTCTACGGATTGCGTCGCATGGACCCCCAGCGCGTCAGTATCCCGCATGTCGATCGGCTTGAAGTTGTGCGGGATGCCAGTGCGTGCGGTTGCTTGTTCGGAGGCGATGTGGAGTTGTTCGGTGAGGTCACGTTTGCCGTGAACATACCCACCGACCGTGGGGTTGAAGTGGCCGATCATCGGCATCTGAATCAACGGCACGTCATAGACCCTGCCCATGTTGTCGCCGGTGCAGCTAGGGCAGACCTTCAACCCACCGTTGAGGTTGTAGTTGGTGATGGAGGTCGTGAGCATGGAAGGGGCGTTACAGTCACGGCACTTGTACATGTATTGTGGCATGGTTAGTCCTCGTTAGTTCCGGGGTGCCAGTCGGCCCACGGTGGTTCGGTGGATGGGTCGGGGGTGGGAGCGGTCGGGTGGGTGGGGAGAGTTGCTGGCGGGTTGATGGATTCCATTTCGGTGACGGAATGAGGGGCCATGGGAACACCGGGGAAAGAGTTGCCGGTCGGATCAGGGGGGTTGAGTCCGTAGGCGGGGAGCGGCGGTTCGTGTTCCAGGATGGTGATGAGTTGGGCGGTCGCCATCACCGTGTCATCAAACCCCTTGTCGTCGTTCGGCCCGTACCCGCCGCCCTCCAACGTGACGTAGTTGATGAGTTCGTTGTAGAGGACACGGGAATGGATTTTGATACTGCCGTCAACAATGTGACGCAACAGCCAGCCGATCATTTCGTGTTTGGTTTGGAGGGTGGTGGACCAGCCGTACTTGTCGGTGGGTGCCTTGTAGTCGTCGGCCTTGTCACGCATGAAGATAAACGGGTAGTTCTTCGCCATCAGTGCGCCGATAGTTGCGTAGCCCGGACCTTCAATCTCCGTACTGACAAGGCCGCGGTTGAAGTACATGCCGAGTTTGAAGATTTCGTCAGCGAAGGTCACGGGGTCGATCCTGCCCCGCCACTCCGCTACCTGTTCCATCGAACGACGGTTGAACACCTGGATGCACGCGAAGTCGCCTTCGGTGGTGCGGGTAGGGTCGCCGGCAATCGCGTACCGGCCCAGGTCGATGTTCGGGGAAGGCTTTTTGAACAGGGTGAGTGGGCCGTCGTCGCGTTCCACGAACTCGACGCCGCGTGAGGTTTCCAACAACTGCCCAGTCTTACCCTTCACTGGGTCGTAGATTTCCAGGAGCTTCGGTTTCGGGAACACGTTGCGACCCGACGCGATGAACGCTTCCTCCGGGGTGGCCGGGTATTCCTGCATGAACTTCAGGATGTCGTTCTCGCACTTGTTACGGATCGCGTACCTGCGCCACGCGAGCCGATCGTCGGATAGACCAATCTTCCGCAGCACCTTTTCCTCGGCGTCAAGGTTGGTGAGTTGCTGATACGGCAACCCGATGTAGCTCGCCAAATATTCGTAGTGCTTGTGCCACGGGAAAAACATCGGCGCGTATTCGGTGTCTCCTGCGACTGCCGCCTCCCATTGCTGATGGAAGTAGTTGCCCATGCCGTTCGCCGTGGACTCTAGAACCTTGATCGTGCCTTGTGTGTCGGGGACGGCCTGGTGCAGTCCGAGCATCGGGTTGGGCCAGAACCCAACCTCCGATCCGTGAAGCGCGTGGATGGTTGCAGACCGACCAGCTTCCTCATTGCCCGCGGTAGCTAGCACGAATTCGGATTGTGTCTCGTTCCACGCGAGATGGTTGCGGCCAGCGTAGCGCGTTGAATACAGGCGGTTGAACGGGTCGGTGGTCCAGTAGCGCGTAATCATCTTCAGCATGTTTTGTGATGCCGGGATTTCGTGCGCGACGGCCATCGCCTTGTAGTTGTCGAACAGGAAACAGAACCGGTAAATGAGAGCCGCAGTGATGGTGCTGATGCCTAGCTGGCGGGCTTTGAGGGTGATGAGCCGGATGCGGCCAGTGGTGTGAAGCTGACGTGACGCGATGTCGAGGTATTCCTCTTGCGCCCAGTTCGGCTTTAGCTTCACTATCTCAGTTCGTTTGTTGACGATGGTGAGAGATGAAACCTCGCGCCTAAGATCAACCACCGTCTATTTCCAGTTCGTTGTCAGGGTCGTCCAGTTCTTCTCGTGGAATAGACCCACCGATACTCCCGCGCATTTCGGCTTGCATGGCGCGAAGTAGCTCACGCATTTCGGCAAGTTCATCAACTTGCTGTTGTTCACCGATCACTTTTATCAGACCCGGCAGCACAGATTTCGCCACCATGATCTGATCGCGTGGGGTGCCTGTCTGCATGATGGATTCAAGGCGCGAGAGAGTCATGGCTGACAGGTCACTTACGCGCTTGCGTAGTTTGGCGAAGTCGTCGCCCGCTGTGGGGTCGTTGAGGTCAACAGCCATCAGTCACCATCATCGTCGCCATCATCGTCATCATCATCAAACGTCACCAACGTCGCGGTGATGTCCAGCATCATGCCGGGGTGGTCGGTGATCGCCATGGCTGCGTGCTTCTGATCCATGGGGGCCGCGAGTTTGATGTTGAGTTCGCCGTCGCGTGAGTTCCAACTGAAGTCTTTGACGTAGGCCATGAACGTGATCTTTGGCGAGATGTGGTCGTCGGTAACGATTTCCAGCCCGGCAACAACAACCTTGTCGTCGCTGTTGCTCGGGTCCACGGTGATCCATGTTTCAGCCATAGTCGGGCACAGCTTCTTCTGGCAGCGATGCCGCGTCCACTTCACCATTGGCAGTCAACTTCACATATCCGAGTTCTGCCGTGAGTTCGCCGCGTTCGATGTGCTTCATCACGTTGTACAGTTCGGCGGCGTTGACCGTCCAACGCACGTCGTCGTAGAAGGGGTCGTGGAGAACGGCCATCAGGACCCCTTGCCATCCGGCCACGAATGAACCTCGCTGAAGTCCTTGATGAAGTTCTGCGGGGGGACGGTCACTGGCGGGCCGAACAACACATCAGGTTCGTCGGGCATGAACTCGTCGGTGTGGTCGAGGTAGGTTTCGGGATGGGTGAGTTGGTTGGTGAGTGCCTGGACCTCAGCGGCTGCGGCGCGGACTTCATCATCAGTAGCGCCGGCAACGTCATACTTGGCGAGAGGGTTGGGCAGCCATCCGAGGCGTGGGTCAGGGGCAACGGCATCGGTGAGGCGCGGTTCGGTGTAGTCAGTGAACCGTGGTACACCTTCCTCGTCTAGCTCGATCCCCGCCCCGCCGCCCGTGGCCCGCTTCAATGCTTGCCCCAGTTCATCGACCACGCGTGAGTTCGCGTCCAGTACTCGCCTCAGCACCCACACCAGCACGACGAGTCCCACGAGCCCAGCCACGTCTTGGATCCGCCTCATGCTGCCCTCGCTTCGCGATTGCTCGCGCACCTGTCGCACTTCGCCGAGACGACTTTCACGCCGTCGAACACGACGACCCACGCATGAACAGCCAGCGTCCTGGCGAAGCGGAGCTTGCTCATCCCCGCCGGCGGGTCAGCGGTCGTGCCGCATTCGCAACGAATGGTCTTGGACTTCACTGTGCCCCTCCGCCCGTCGTGGTCGTCACCGGCAGCTCCGACGGGATGGGGAGCGGCACCGACACTGCCGGCGACGGCGCCGCGTTGGCAGACGCCTTCGTGCGCAACGGAATCACCAAACGGAGCCCAGCGGGCTTGGCGGGCTTGCCGGCTGACGCCGATGTTGCGGGGACGACTTCGACCCGCGGTTGGCTCTCGGCGACGTCCGCGGCTCGCTCGGCCGCGGCCTCGGATGCCTACGCGTCCGCGGTTCGTTTCCAGACCCTTGACTCCGCCTCAGAACATGCCGCTACAGTATCCCGTCCCATTGCAGGCACGGCCGGCGAATTGCCCCCCGTGCGGCAAAGAGACGAAGCAACGAAAGAAGCGCAAGTGTACGAACCCGATCACGAGCCGACGCACGTTTAAGCGCGCCGGCGCGAAGTTCCGAACCATCACGAGGAAATTGCAATGTCAGGTGTGATTCAGAAAGAAACGTCGATTGCCGCGGCCGGCGTCAATGACAACCTCCTCAGCGGTTCCGCGTTTGAATACGCGCGCGCTCCCGGCGTCGTCAGTATCGGTTGTGT